ATAACTTGATATACAATACTTGGTTCCGTGATGAGGACCTTTCTACGTCGTTGACGGTGAATACGGGGAATGGTCCTGACGTGGTGTCCACTACTTACGCGGCTCCAGCTCGTCGTAATAAGCGGCCGGATTATTTTACTACGTGTCGGCCGTGGTCTGGAAAGGGCAATCAGTCGTCGATTGCGGATTATCTGTCGGCTCCTTCACAGGCAAATTGGTCGCCTGGTGGTACTGGTGAGCCGTGGAGTTGGGCCGCCAATGCGGCCGGTTACAATGCTGGTTATGGTGCTCCGGTGTCTGGTATTGGTGTTACGTCTAATACAACGTCTGCCGGTACTTCGGTTTATGAGACTGGTGGTAGGATCGTAGCGTATCCGCGGACGTATACGGATGCAGCGCACGATGTTAGGTTGCGTGCTACTGCATCTCCGATGACTGAGTATCCGGACGTTCGTGTGCTGATTCAGGACATTCGGACGGCTAACATGTTGCAACTTTTCGCGGAGAAGAACGCTCGTGGCGGTTCTAGGTATACGGAGTTGGTACGGAACCACTTCGGTGTTCTATCCCCGGACGCTCGTTTGCAGCGTCCCGAGTATCTTGGTGGTGGTCGTGTCCCGGTCCATATCAACCCGGTTGCCCAGCAGTCTGCTACGTCGGGGACCGAGTTACTGGGTGAGCTCGGCGGGATCGGGACGATTTCCGCGAGCGGTCATGGTTTTTCACAGTCGTTTACGGAACATGGTCATATCATCGGCTTGGTGAATGTTTTTGCGGATGTGTCGTATCAGGCTGGTGTTAATCGTATGTGGTTCCGTCGTACGGTGTTCGATCATTACTTCCCGGCGTGGGCTCATCTTACAGAGCAGCCTGTGCTGAGCCGGGAGATCTATGTTGATGGTACGGCGTCGGATGAGAATGTTTTTGGTTATCAGGAGCGTTGGTCGGAGTATAAGTGGAAGCCGCATCTTATCACGGGTGTGTTTCAGTCTAATTCGGCGGCTCCGCTGGATGTTTGGCATTTCGCGCAGGATTTCGCGTCGCGTCCTACGTTGAATCAGACGTTCGTGGAGATGGACGCGCCGTTCGGTCGTGTTTTGCAGGTATCTGCGTATGCGTCCCAGCAGTTTTTGTGTGATATGTCTTTTTCTTGTCGCTGGGTGCGTTGTATGCCCATGTTCTCTATTCCCGCTTTGAGCGGTAAGGGGATGTAATGGGCTTGTTCGGGTTAGGGCGGTCTAGCCCGCCCGGGATGCCCCCGATGGGGGCTATGCAGGTGTTCGGGGCGGGAGCTCCGACATCTGCGGTTTCGTTGGGTCGTAGGATTCAGGCAGTGCCTGGTGAGGATTCCAACGAGGGGGAGCCTTGGTGGAAGCCTTTGCTTCCGGTGCTGATTGCCGGCGGTCTGTCTCTTGGTCAGCAGATCTGGCAGAATAAGCGAGAGGACTCCGCGCATCAGCGCGAGATGAAGGACCTCGAGGCGGCCGGGTTGAACCCGGCTCTTGCAGCTGCTGGTCAAGGTGCTCAGACCGGTAAGGTGGATGTTGTTGGTTCTGCTCTGCAGTTGCAGCGCGCTAAAGCTGAGATCGATCTGATTAAAGCTCAGACGATGCAGCAGAGCGCGTCTGCTTTCGAGACTACGGAGCGTGGTAAAGAGATTGCTACGTTTGCTCCGGGTCGTGGTGATGAGACGCAAGCGCGTATAGCGCTTATGCGTGGTAATTTGGATGAGATTCGTGAGCGGATTCCGCAGATTAAAGAGCTTGCTCTGGCGGAGATCCGTGGGAAGGTGACGTCGGCTCAGTTAACTGAGATTGAGACGTTGCTGCGTGGTACGCAGTTGGAGAATGCTCGTAATTTGGAAGCGCTTGCGGAGCGTATGGGCATTATGGGCCCGGCGCTTCAGTTGTTGATTCAGATGTCTAACGCTTTGAGGAGGTGAGATGAGGATACTTCCTGAGGGTGCGTTTGATATTGTCGACCGAGAGCGTAAAGCTCATAGTGTCGCTAATAGTGTGGACTGTGGTGGTCCGTCTCCGACGCAGCAGCATTTGAAGGATGAATGCGATATTAACGTAATCATGCGTCGGTTTGGTGCTACCGGATCTATGCCGCAAGGCTTGCCTGGTGCTGTGTATGGTGATTTTTCAGGCATCTCCGGTTGGGAGGATGCCGTGGAGCTCGTGGAGCGAGCTCGTGGTGGTTTTGATTCGCTTCCCGCTTCTGTGCGGGAGCGTTTTCGTAATGAACCTGGTGAGATGGTTCGTTTTGCTGCGCGTGCTACTCCGGAGGAGTTTGCGCAGGTGTTTGTGCAGGCGGATTCGCCTGTTGTTTCTAATGTACCGCCTGTAGGGAGCAGCTCGTCTGCGACCGGAGAGGCGGTGAAGTAGTTTATGTATTGGGCTTGCCGCGTTGGTACCTCTAACTTTTTTGGTGTTGACTTTCGATCGCGCGTGCGTATCTTGTGCGTGCGTGGTAGTTGGTCTAACCTTTACGGTGAGGTACGTATGCTTGCGGATAAGCCTGTTGTTAGTCCCGAGCAGTCTGCTCGGGTGGCGCTGTTGACAGCGCTTAATCGCGATCTTAATGCTAAGATCGCGGAGGTTGAGGCTGCGAAGGTTGTCCTTCGTCAGCTTTCGGCCGAGGAGCGGCGTCTTCGAGCTGCGATCGGCCGTGAGGAGAGCCATGACATGGCTCTGTAGTGCACACATGATGTCTTGGTATATGTGTGCTAGGTGACACCTACTTTTTAAGGGAGGCCGGCTATGGCCAGGCGACCGGTGAATAAGGCACGTTCTGCTAGTAAGTTTCGTAGGTCTGTCTCGAGGACGAATTCTGTGAATCTTCGTCGTCCTTCGCGTGGTGGTTTTAAGCTGTGAGTTGTTTTCGGCCGTTGCCCGCACAGTATCGGGATGATGGTACTGTGCGGGTGCGGCCGTGGTCTAGTGCGCGTCCTACGGCGCACGATGAGTTTGAAGTGCCGTGTGGTGTCTGTATTGGTTGTAAGGTGGATCGCGCTAGATCTTGGTCGATTCGGATTGGTCATGAAGCGCAGTCATGGGATCAGAATGTGTTTTGTACGTTTGACTATCGTCCTGAGAGTTTGCGTTCATGGTCTCTGGAGTATGAGGATTTCCAGTTGTTTCTGAAACGGCTCCGGCGTAGGTTGCCGGGGCCGATTCGTTATTTTGTTGCCGGTGAGTATGGTGAGGAGCGTAGGCGTCCGCATTGGCACGCCATCTTGTTTAATTGTTGGTTTCCCGATTCTGAGCAGTACCGTAATGGTACGTTTCGTTCTCTGTTAGCAGAGGAGATTTGGTCTCATGGTAATGTTGTTATCGGGAAGGTTACGCCGTCATCGGCGGCATATGTGGCGGGCTATACCTACGGGAAACGGTACGGCCGAGATGCGGACGATTATTATGAGGATTTGGTCAATCCGGTTACCGGCGAGGTTGGGAGTCGTAGAGCAGAGTTTGCTCACATGTCGCTCAAGCCGGGACTTGGAGCGCGGTGGTATGAGAGGTTCGCTGGAGATTTGTTCGTTGGGGATTTCGCTGTGCAAGAGGGACGGAAGTATAAAGTCCCTCGGTATTACGTGGAGAAGCTCAAGAGCTCTGACTTTAACCGTTGGGAGGCACTTGCTGATGCAAGATATCTGAAGGCTTTGGAGAAGCCGGAGGAGTCTACGCCTGAGAGGCGTGCTGATCGGGAGAAGGTGGCGCAGGCTAAGTATGATTTCTATTCCTCCAGGAGGCTGTAAAATGCAGCTCTATGCGATTTTTGACCGGAAGCTTAAAGAGTTCGGTCAGACGGTTGTGGCCGAGCGTAATAGCTCGGCTTTTCTGCGGAATGTGGTTGATGGTGTTAAGCGTGCGGAGGGGAGTCTAATGCATTCCCACCCTGAGGATTTCGACGTGTATGTGCTGGGCGAGATCGATCGTGAGACCGGGCAGATTACTGCGCAGGCGCCTCGGTTGGTTGAGAATGTGGGTCTTGCTCTGGAAAGGCCGCAGCCGGAGGGCGCAGCTCGTTTGCGTGCTGAGGCTTAATGCCCGGCCGGAGCGTAGATCCGGGTCGTTTTTCTATGGTTCCGGGTGGTGGTATTCCCCGGAGCGCGTTTGAGTATCGGTTTAATCATAAGACGACGTTTGCGGGTAATTATCTGATTCCGGTTTATGTGGATGAGGTGTTGCCGGGTGATTCGTTGTCGTTGCGTATGAATCTGTTTTGCCGGCTGGCTACTGCGATTGTGCCGCCTATGGATAACGCGTATGCGGAGTCGTTCTTTTTCTTTGTGCCCAATCGCCTGACGTGGGCGAATTGGGAGGCGTTTATGGGAGAGCAGTCGACGCCTACGGATACGACTTCTTATTTGGTTCCGCAGGTGACGGTTGGTACTGCTGCAGGTGATGCTACGGCAGGGTCGTTGTTGAATTATTTTGGTATCATCCAGCCGACGAACCCGGAGACTTATACGGTGTCGGCGTTGCCGTTTCGTGCTTACAATCTGATCTATAATGATTGGTTCCGTGATGAGGACCTGTCTACGTCGCTGACGGTGAATACTGGGAATGGTCCGGATGTGGTGAGCACGACGTACGCCGCGCCGGCGCGGCGGAACAAGCGGCCGGATTACTTCACGACGTGCCGGCCGTGGTCGTTGAAGACGAACCAGAGCTCGATTGCGGATTATTTGTCGGCGCCGTCTCAGGCGGCGTGGGCGCCTGGTGCCACGGGTGAGCCGTGGAGTTGGGCACAGACGCCGTATACGGCGGGTTATGGTGCCCCTGTCTCTGGCCTTGGTGTTACGTCCAACGCGACTTCGGCGGGTACGGCCGTGTATGAGACTGGCGGTCGTGTGGTGACGTATCCGCGTACGTATACGGACGCGGCTCATGACATTCGTCTGCGGGCTACTGCATCGCCGTTGACGGAGTATCCGGACGTGCGGGTGCTGATCCAGGACATTCGAACGGCTAACATGTTGCAGCTTTTTGCGGAGAAGAATGCTCGTGGCGGATCGCGTTATACGGAGCTCGTTAGGAACCACTTTGGTGTTCTATCTCCGGACGCTCGTTTGCAGCGTCCCGAGTATCTCGGTGGTGGGCGTGTGCCGGTGCATATCAACCCGGTCGCCCAGCAGTCTGCTACATCGGGGACCGAGCTACTCGGTGAGCTCGGCGGGATCGGGACGATTTCCGCGAGCGGTCATGGTTTCTCTCAGAGTTTCACCGAGCATGGTCATATCATCGGCTTGGTGAATGTTTTTGCGGATGTGTCGTATCAGGCTGGCGTGAATCGTATGTGGTTCCGTCGTACGGTGTTTGATCATTATTTCCCGGCGTGGGCGCATCTGGCAGAGCCGCCCCTGTTAAGCCGGGAGATTAAAGTGGTTGGTACGGCG